ATAAGAGATAATCAACAGATAGAGATTACAGATAATTGGTTACATGGAGAGTGGCCATGGGAACTTTGTCATCCAGATGAATCAGTCCATGTTGGATTTGGTGGTAGAGTTGAACATTACACATCTGATCGTGGTAACCGCAGAGTTCGTTGGGTTCCTGAGGAGAGTGTAATTGCTGTTCCTTATGATATATTACAGTTAGGATATAAAGTTGATAGTTGTAATCGATTGAGATTATGGAGAGCAGATGCTACTGAGACATTTGATTTCTATGCATTTAATATAGGTGATTATATGGGATCAGTAGAACAGAGTGTTGCATCAGAAACTATTTCTAAGGTTCTATATCCAAATGACGGAACAGATGCAGGTAAGATATTAAGATTAAAACAACAATTCTTTTTTGTAAGTGCTTCTTTACAGGATATGTTAAGAAGTTTAGATAAGCGTGGATATGATATAGAAGACTTCCCACATCACTGGCAAGTTCAATTAAATGATACACACCCTGCGATTGCAGTTGCTGAGTTAATGAGACTACTTGTTGATGAAAGACATATTGGATGGGAGGATGCATGGGAAATTGTTACTAAATCTATCGCATATACAAATCATACTTTAATGCCAGAAGCATTAGAGAAATGGGATCTTAGATTATTCCAAAATCTTTTACCTAGACATATAGAAATTATCTATGAAATCAATCGTAGATTTCTACAGGTAGTAAGACTTAATTATCCTGGTGATGATAGTATGTTAGAGAAAATGTCTATCATCGATGAAAGTGGTAATAAAGCAGTTCGTATGGCACACCTAGCAACCATAGGTTCTCATCATGTTAATGGTGTTGCTGCTCTACATTCTGAGTTAGTGAAGACCCAGTTAATGCCAGAGTTCTATGACCTGTGGCCGCATAAGTTCACTAATGTAACTAATGGTGTTACTCCTCGAAGATGGATTGTTTCTTCCAATCCTGCACTCACAAATGTTTTAGATGAGTATCTTGGAACTGATTGGGTAACCAATATGGATTCTTTAAAGAAGTTAGAAGAGAATCAATATGATCCTGAGTTATTAGAGAAAGTCGCATCCACAAAAATTATAGGTAAGCATAATCTTGCCACATATATTTTTGATAATCTTGGAATATATGTAGACACTAATAGTATCTTTGATGTTCAAGTAAAAAGAATACATGAATACAAGAGACAACATTTACTCGCTCTTTGGATTGTTCACCAGTATCTTCGAATCAAAAACGGAGTCGATGTCGTTCCTCGTACAGTGATATTTGGTGGTAAGGCAGCACCAGGATATTATATGGCAAAACTAATTGTTCAGTTCATATGTGATATCGCAGAAGTAGTGAATAGTGACCCCGATATGAAAGGTAAGTTATGTGTTGTATTCTTACCAAATTACAGTGTGAAGTTAGGAGAGAAAGTATATCCTGCTGCTGATTTATCAGAACAAATATCTACTGCAGGTAAAGAAGCATCAGGTACAGGAAACATGAAGTTTCAAATGAATGGTGCTCTTACAATCGGAACACTTGACGGTGCGAATGTAGAGATACGTGACTTAGTTGGAAAAGAAAACTTCTTTCTCTTCGGACACGATGAAAAAGGAATCGCAGACTTATGGAGTCATGGATATGATCCTAGACAGCATATGAGTTCAGAACTTTGGGATGTAATTAATTTAATTAAGGGTGGTCATTTTAGTCACGGTGATAAGAAAAAATTTAAACCTTTATTAGATAATCTTTTGTATCATGATCCTTTCTGTGTCTTTGCTGATTTCTCTGATTATCTAGATGCTCAAGATCGTGTAAGTAATGCATGGAAAGATCGTGAGTCATGGAATCGTATGTCGGTTATCAACACTGCACGTTCGGGATTCTTCTCATCTGATAGATCGATTAGGGATTACTGTACTAAAATATGGGGTATACCACACTGACTTTTCTAAGTGTTTATGGTTAAATAATAATGTCGCCTTCGGGGACAACAATTCACACTCGCTTTTAAAGGAGAACTATTATGACAGCACTACAAAGGTATCACTCTGCAAACCTACCAGAGTTGATGAAAATAATTCAAAGAAACGGTATAGGTATAGATGAATACTTTGACCGTTTTTTCAATTCTCATGAAACCGTATCAAATTATCCACCATACAATCTTGTCCAGGTAAATAATGTTGAGTCTCTTTTAGAGATTGCCCTAGCAGGATTTACGAAAGATGAAATTAATGTTTATACTGAGTACGGAAAACTATTCGTTGAAGGTCGAAAAGAAACTAATCAAGAGGCAGGATCCGAGTATATCCATCAAGGCTTGGCTCAAAGAAGTTTCACAAGAGAGTGGGCACTTTCAGAAGATACTGAAGTCAGAGAGGTTCAATTTAAAGATGGACTTCTTACCGTCAAGTTGGGTAAGATAGTACCAGAACATCATGCAAGGAAAGATTATCTTTAATGGTTAAGGGATACGATTTATTTGGAGATCATGGGAGAAACTTGCCCACTCCTCACGGTAGTGGGGCAAGACCTATGTATGGTGACATGGGTAAGTCATGTAGACCAGATCCAAATCGTAAGATTGAATATCCTCATGTCGTTGCTCTCTTCACTCTTGACTCACATAACACGAGTTACTTTTTTAAAAGAGAAGATGGTACATACTACTGGTTACATTGTCGTAAAGGAAAGGATGATGTATATGTAGATGCAGACGAGATGCAATTAGATCTTTTAGGAAATGATCCGATTCTAAGTACGGAGTATATTATGAAAGCAATTTATTAGGGTTCTTGACGAACCCTTTTTTTATGGTATAATATATTTGTCAGAGAAATACTGGCTGCGGTGATCCCCTTTGGTAGGTTCAGGATTAGCGGCTATAGGAACCTACCAGCAATAATATAAATATAAATTATTTAATCGTTAGATGCTATCATTCTTATTTTCAATGGCAGGTTTATTAAATCTGTTATTTTATGTCTTTGCTATCGGTTTTGTTATCTCATTACTATTAGAGCAATATCTTAAAGTCAGACCTCTGTCTGTTGATGCATCAATTAATGAGAGAAATGATTATATTGTTCAGACTAACCGCAAATATTGTTGGAGACAAGCTTGGGTAACCAATATTTATTGGTTTCTATGTAATGTAGGTTTGTATGTTATATCAAGAAACATGCAGACACCATCAGATACATTCTGGAATGGATTATGAGTTTTGATATCTTAGAAACAAAACTCAAAGATCGTTCTATAATATTAAAATCTCTTGAAGAGATTGATGAAAGACCAAATACTCCATGGAAGGGAACATCAGTAATCGAATTAGTTTTACTTAGTGATCGTAACTATGAAGATCTTGAGACAATTGAAGTTGACTTTTCAATCGGAGTTGATGTAGGATTTAGATTGAATAAAGAAACCAATAATTATGATTTTATCTATCATGAAGAGAATTGGAATAAAGATTTATCAATCGAAGAGTTTTTAGATAAACTATCAAATCAATATGGTAAGATAAAAAATGACAATTAAGATTGCAGTTTTAAAAACACAACAACAAGTTATCGCAGATTTTAAAGAAATAATGTCTGGTGAAGAACCAGTTGCTTATCTATTTAAAGATCCACATGTTGTTGATTTTAATCAACTTTCATTTTCAAAAGAAGAAAATAATCAAAGTTCAATCGAGGTATCTTTATCTCCTTGGATATTAGGATCAGCAGATAAAGAAATACCAGTTCCTATCAATCAGGTAGTGGCTTTGGTCGAACCCCTAGAATCAATTAAAACAATGTATTTGGAGAAAATTAATGGCAAAGGTAATCAAGTTACTAGCGTTGGTCAACAACAAAATCTTAGTGAGTGAAATAGAAGAAGTTGGTTCTCAAGTTGGAGAACCAGATTGTAAATTAATCAATCCTGTGACTTTAACTACAACGGAAGATAAAATTACAGTTGAGGAAGGAAAGGTTGTCCTTACAAAATGGTTAAGTTCTCTTACAAAAGACCGTGAGTTTATGATATCATCTGATAAAATATTAACTATGGCAGATCCTGCACCAACAATATTAGAAAAATATATGGACTTGTCTAATAAACCATGAGATTTTATACAAACGTCCAAATGGTTGGAGACAACTTCTTAGTTCGTGGATATGAAGATGGAAAACACTTCGCCACTCGTGAGAAGTTTTATCCAACCCTTTTTGTTGATTCAAAGAAGAGAACAAAATATAAGACACTGGAAGGAGATTATGTAGAGTCAATTGAACCTGGCACTGTAAGAGATTGTCGTGAGTTTATCAAGAAATATAATGAGGTAGAAAACTTTAATGTCTATGGTAATGAGAGATTTATCTATCAATATATTTCTGACAAATATCCAGAGCAAGAATTAAAATTTGATATTGAAAAAATTAAATTAGTTACTCTTGATATTGAGGTCAAATCAGAGAATGGTTTCCCTGATGTAGAATCTGCTGCAGAAGAAATACTTCTTATATCAATACAAGATTATACAACTAAACAAATCATTACTTGGGGACAAGGAAATTTTGCTAACAAACAAAAGAATGTAACATACAAAGGATTTAAAACTGAGTTTGATCTTCTAAGTAATTTTATAAACTGGTGGATGGTTGAATCAAATACACCAGAAGTTATTACAGGATGGAACAGTAAGTTATATGATATTCCATATATGTGTCGTAGGATAGAAAGAATCCTTGGTGAGAAGTTGATGAAAAGAATGTCACCTTGGGGTTTGATTACTGAAGAAGAAACTTATATTGCAGGTCGTAAACATATTTCATATGACATTGGTGGTGTATCTCAGTTAGATTATCTTGACTTGTATAAGAAGTTTACTTATAAGGCACAAGAGTCATATCGTTTGGATTATATTGCAAGTGTAGAACTTGGACAAAAGAAACTTGATCACTCAGAATTTGATACATTTAAAGACTTCTATACAAATGGTTGGCAGAAGTTTGTTGAATACAACATCATTGACGTTGAACTTGTTGACCGTCTTGAGGACAAGATGAAGTTGATTGAACTTGCCTTGACGATGGCATATGATGCAAAGGTCAACTATGAAGATGTATTCTATCAGGTAAGAATGTGGGATACAATCATTTACAATTATTTGAAGAGAAGAAATATTGTTATACCCCCAAAGAATCGTTCAAACAAGAATGAAAAGTATGCTGGTGCTTATGTAAAAGAACCAATACCTGGCAAGTATGATTGGGTGGTATCTTTTGACTTGAATAGTCTATATCCACATTTGATCATGCAGTATAATATTTCACCAGAAACTTTATTAGAGCAGAGACATCCATCAGTCACAGTTGAAAAAATTCTTGATGAAGATCTTACATTTGAAATGTACAAAGATAATGCTGTATGTGCGAATGGTGCGATGTATCGAAAAGATGTTCGTGGTTTCTTGCCAGAGTTGATGGAAAAGATGTATAATGAAAGAGTCATCTTCAAGAAGAAGATGATTAAAGCAAAGAAAGCATATGAAAAAACACCAAGCAAAGATCTTGAAAAAGAAATTGCAAGGTGTAATAATATCCAGATGGCAAAGAAGATTTCTCTTAACTCTGCCTATGGTGCGATTGGTAATCAATACTTCCGTTACTATAAACTAGCAAATGCGGAAGCAATTACTTTATCTGGTCAGGTTTCTATTCGTTGGATAGAAAACCGTATGAACAATTATCTAAACAAAATACTAAAAACGGAGGATGTTGATTATGTTATTGCTAGTGATACTGACAGTATCTATCTCAACTTGGGTGATCTTGTCGATAGGATATACGAAGGGAGAGAAAAAACTACTGAGAGCGTTGTGTCGTTCCTTAATAAGATCTGTGAAATGGAACTTGAAAAGTATATTACGAGTTCTTATGAAACGT